TATCTAGTACTCGCTAATTTAGCAAGAGTTGTTCGTGCTGATATAGATTTATCACAACTCCAACCTAGTACAATCGAACCGACTAGCCCAGCATCAATTGGAAGTTATTGGTTCAATGAATCAGCAGCACCAGTAGGATCGCAATACGGATTATTTGTGAGAACTGCACAATCTTGGGTGGCTGCATCAATAAAATATTTTTTCAATGGTACAGTTACAACAGGTGGCGTCACTGACCCCAACGTGGGTGTAGTGGGTGACTACGCATTGACATTTAATTCTACTACTGGTGTGATTAAGTATTGGGTCAAAAATACCACAACCACATGGATACAAGTTGGATCATCGGCGTCTGATATTATTTTTGCTGACGTATGGCCAGATTTGTCTACCACTACTGCCACTTACTGGGTTAAGACCAGCTCAGGCTCGCAAGGTGCTAACATTGTGTTGGATACCATGGATGCGACGGTCAATGGATTCGTACAGGTAGAAGCACCACTGTTAGTAAATGATATTGCTGCAAATACATATTATGCATCTGAACCTGCAGGAATCTTGGGGCAATACTACGTTGCACCATACCCAATCGGCGCACCAACATCGTTGCAATTTAGAGTCGGGGTAGTAAATCCAGCATCTGTAAACGTCCCCCCAACGAATATGTGGACTGCTGCGATCGGTATAATTGGAAGTGTAACCGCACCAACAAATGGTCCAGTGAACGGGCAATTGTGGTACAACTCTTTGACTGGTACCGATAGTAATGGTCAATCCACAGTAGACATTCTAATAAACGATGGACAAAATCATTGGACAAATATTAGTCTACCGGGATTTACAGCATCGGGTGGGTATGTAGTTAACCCAGGCGCACCGAAATTATACGTGCAATCACAGGATCCAAGAAACAATATTCCACCAGTTACATTGGCGACCGGTGATTTGTGGGTGGTCACTGATGTTATAGACGCATACCCAGTGATCAATCGTTGGAATGCAACTTCGGCGACATGGTCGATTGTGGATAACACCGATGAAACAACACCTAATGGTATAGTGTTTACAGATGCTAGGCCGAATCCCGTATTTGGTACTGGAAATGGACAAAACAATGGTGGTACCGCAGGAAATCCAGATTTAGATCCGGGGGTACCATCTGCGGCATTGTATCCTAAGGGGTTCCTATTGTGGAACACACGCTATTCTACTAGCGTTGTCAAAGAATGGGTATCTCCATTCGTAGCAGATGGAGAAGAAGCAATACCATACAACAATTCTGTTGGTCGTTGGGTCAATAAGTCTGGTAACAAACCGGATGGTTCACCTTATATGGGTCAAGAAGCACAGCACATTGTTGTTGCTCACGCGATAAGTGCAACTATTGAGTCAAATGAAGACATTCGTGCAGAAGATGTGTATTACAATTTGATTTCAGCCCCAGGATACGTAGAAACTATAGAAGCAATGGTGTCATTGAATGAGGACCGTAAAGAAACCGCATTTGTTGTTGGTGACACACCAATGACATTACCGGCAAGTGGTACATCATTGCAGACGTGGTCAGCAAATAGTGCAAATGCATCTAACAATGGTAACTCAGGTTTGGTAACCAAAAGTAGATTCTTAGGTGCATGGTATCCAAGCGGATTGACAACCAATCCAACTGATGGTACCGATGTTGTTGTTCCGCCTAGCCATATGGCGCTACACACAATTGCATATAATGATCAAGTTGCATATCCTTGGTTTGCTCCGGCAGGATTGCAACGTGGTGTAGTATCAAATGCAGCAAGTGTTGGGTATGTTAATTCAGCGACTGGGCAATATGTGACAGTTAAGTTGAATGAGGGTCAACGTGACGTATTGTACAATAATGGCGTAAACCCAATTCGCGTAATGCCAACCGGTGGGGTGGTTATATATGGTCAGAAAAACCGTCAACCATATGCAAGTGCGTTAGATAGAATCAACGTGGTGAGACTTGAGAATTATTTGCGTTATCAGATGGATCAACTTGCACAACCATTTTTGTTTGAGCAAAATGATAAGACAACTCGAGATGCGGTACAAAATGCATTTACAAACTTTTTGGCTGAGTTGATTACATTACGTGCACTAACAGACTTCTTGGTGGTTTGCGATACAAGTAATAACACACCTGAACGGATAGATCGTAATGAACTGTGGATCGACGTAGCGATTGTGCCGACGAAAGCTATTGAATTTATTTTCATCCCCATCCGTATTAAAAACACTGGTGCAAGTTTAAGTTAATTGTGCATATCACGAAAATAGCGCCATTGGCGCTATTTTTTTGACTTGAGTTTCTAAATGTGCTATTCTAATTGAGTAAAGGTATAGGACGAATATCATGAAGGATGAAATTATTGCATTCCTAAGTAAGTGGCCACGCAAATGGCACACCAGGAAGGTGGCTGACAATACGGAGTACAGGATATACCTGGACAATACGTATCCAAAAGCTCCACTCAATATGCAAATATGGGCACTTATACACGGGGCATCCATTACCTGTGTGGTATGCGGAGAAATTGTCAAATCAATCGGAAAAGCAACCTGTTCGACCAGGTGCCGAGAAAATTTTAAATCGGAAACCGGAGGGCATGAGCGCCGCATCGAAAAAGCCAAGAAAACGATGGTGGGTAGATATGGTGTTGATAATCCGTCGAAGCTAGATTCAGTTATATCTAAACGAAAATCTACTATGCTAGAAAAATATGGCGCTCTGGTGTCACCGAAATCTCTGGCTAATATGAAGACGAATTCGTATAATCTCAATGTAAACGGACGAATGACGCTATTTGAGCGCTATGGCGTCGAAAATCCAGGGCAGCTTCCTGACCATGGTGACAAGTGCAAACAGACCATGGTAGCTACTTTTGGTAAGTCTCACTATAGTCTTACTGATAGTTATATTGCGGAAAAACAATATAGGCAATTTGATAAGTGGCAGAAAGCATCTCCGCAATCTATCACATTCATTGGTTTGAGCGACGATGAGGTAAAACAGGAGGTATTCGCAAACCCCAACCGGTTGATAGATTTTAGGTGCAACGCATGCAGTCAGGAACAACATCTTCCGTCTGAAACATTCAAATGGCGAATACGTCACGGAATATCACCATGCAAAATATGCGCAAATCTATCAACCAGATCGGCAAAGGAAGTACAGCTTGGTGATTTTATGCGGTCACTAGGTGTTGCTGTTGATGAGAATGTGAAGCTATTAGATGGAAAGGAAATAGATATATACGTACCTAGCCTGAAGTTGGGTATCGAATTCCATGGACTCTTTTGGCATAACGATATGCGCATAGATAGAAACTATCACTACCAAAAATATAGTGTGGCAAAGCAAAAGGGTATTACTTTGATACAGATCTTTGAGGATGAGTGGGATCATAAACGCAGTATAGTTGAGGAAAGGTTGCGACACATAATGGGGCTTTACCGTAGGCGCATATATGCTCGGAAGTGTGAAATACGTGAAATTGTAGGTAAAGAAGCTAACCTGTTCGTTGATGCTCATCATTTGCAAGGATCATGCCCATCAACCATAAAATTGGGTGCATATTTTGGCGCAGAGTTAGTTGCAGTTATGACATTTGCTAAATTGAATAGGGCAAAGGGGTCGATCTCCAAAGATGGGCACTGGGAAATTTCTAGATTCTGTACATCTGCATCAGTCGTAGGAATAGCGGGCAAATTATTTGCGCATTTCTTGAGAGTACATTGCCCTATGTATGTGATGTCGTATTCTGATCTTCGGTGGCAGACTCAAGGTACATATGAAAAAATTGGTATGGTGTATGTGGGTAATACACGACCAAATTATTGGTATATAAATGCCTCTAAAACTAAACGAATACATCGTTATGCGTTAAGGAAAAATTCTAACGACGACCAATCGTTGACCGAATATGAAAATCGTGTGGCGCAAGGGTACACGCGAATATGGGATTGTGGGCATGCAAAGTATGAGTGGAGAATATGAAATCAATAGTAATAATAATTGACTACTTCGGGAAATTACCAGAGTGGTTTCATTTATATCTAGAAAGTTGTAGACATAATCCGACTATAGATTGGTTGATACATACCGATTGCGAATACACCGGCGATGTTCCGAATAATGTTCGAATTCGAAAAATGACATGGAATGAATATCGGTTTGTGGTGTGCAGAAAGCTAGGGATAAAGTTCACTGCACCGAACCCATATAAATTGTGTGACTTAAAACCGGCATATGGATAC